TTTTGCATTTGTATTTGTGAAGTATCCGGTGTTAGGAGGTCTACAACCACATGAGATTGGGAAAATGCAAAAGAAACAACAGCAAAAACTCCAACTATTATCCAACGAAACTTTATAACTTCTTCCAATTTACTTTCTACTTTTTCTATTCTTTCCGTTACTGCATCGTGCTGATCTTTATTTTCTAATTTTAATTCTTCAATTAGTCTGCCAATATAATCATCTGCTTTATGACATTGTTCTATTCTTTCTTCATGAACAGCAAGCATTTTACTAATATTTTGACTAGTTTTACCCATAATCTGTATTGCTTCGTCGATCTTTCTCATCATAATCTCATATGAAGAAAGTCTTTCTTCTAAAACAGCAATTTTAGTGTCTGTAGAAGTATTTGAATTAAACATCTCTGCCATGAGTTATTTTTGCTATACTACTAAAAACAAATAACTCAAGTAGTTTTATTAATATTTATTGTTCCGTTTTCTTCCACCTTTACGAGAACCATCTGGAAGTTTAATTTGAGGTCCTTTTCTTCTTTTGAATCCCATTACAGGATCAAATCCAGCAACTGGTCCTTTTGGATCAGCGGATCCACTAAATCCACCAGATCCTCCAGGAGGATTTGCTGTCATTATTTCTTCTCTGATTATAGAAATAATTCTATCAAGTTTCTTGGGATTCATTGTAGATCTTATACAATTCTGAGAGACAGTTTAAATCAACTTGCACATTATGAATATAACATTTTGGATACTCAGGCAGTTTTCCAAGAAATACAATGAATGTTTTCATTGTGGACCACAAATCCTCTTCTATTTTGTAGAAAAGCATAGGAGTCGTTGCATCACCAAAAATATTATAAAGAATAATAAAATGATTAAGAAGAAGATGAGATTTTAACTGACCTGTATTCTTATATCGTTTCAATAATCTTTTAATATACTTAAAGTGATTTAAGTCTTTTTCAAAGTCTTCTTTAGTTACTGCCTGAGGATTTTCATAATGCTTAATAGCAAATAAAAGAAAGTTATCCTCATTCAACTCATCAAATAACATATAGTATTAATATCATACAGTTGGATCTGCGTCATAGATAGGAACGTTTCCTGTCTGAATACCAGACATTGCAACAAGGATTTCCTTCTTGACTCTTAAGTTACCCTCAGCATCTTTATAGGTTGTAACTCCAACCCATCCTGCACCAATTTTATATACAGTAGATGAAGCAGCATCAACACCTGCAGTTGAAACGCCTGCAACATAAGTATTACGAGCACCAGTTACACGAGTGAATGTAATAGTTGCGCCAGTTGCAATACCTGCAGAAATTGTAGATCCAAGAGAAACAGTTGTAGCGCCAATTGAAGAAACTACAGCACTGACTCCACCATTAGCAGTAAGAGTATCGGTAACAAGAATTCCAGTCGTGCTAGCAACTGCGACGATACTGGTTCCGATTGATGCCCCAGGAGCAGATGCGGTCGTGACAACAGCGTTAATAATCTCCCCAGAACCTTCGTGCTTCTGACTATAAAAAACGTCATCAATAGTATATTTTGGTTCCTGATTTACAGTGAACTGAGCACCTGAAATGGTAGCTCCACTAAGACCATTGGTTGAACCAATTGATAGTTGAGTTGTGCTTGCAATACCAACGATTACAGCATCTCCATAATAAGTGCCACCAACAACATCACCAAAACGGATAACATCTCCAATTCCAGCGGCACCAACATTACCAAAAGTCGTACCACTTCCGGTAACAACGCCAGTTTGGTAATCTAAAGATACTGTTCCACCAGAAAAAATGTTATCTTTGTCTCCCCAGAGTGCCATGTTTTTTCCCGTAAAAATTATTTGATATGAATATTTATAAAAAAAGGAGACCTTACTTTTGGTCCCCTTTACGTAAAATAACTCTTAAAAAATTAGTTAAAAGATCTAATAATCCATTCTCTTCAAATTTTTTAGTTTTTGCTAACCACTCGGATGCAACTAACAAAAGTCCAAAAACAATAGTTATTCCCCAGTTAATTACAAAGCAGGTAATCATTCTTGAGGCGTAAAGAGTTTATCTTTAACAAGTTCATAAACTACATCATCAATGCTGTTATCAGTGCTATTAACGTACTTTTTAAGTAGGTCAAGAACAAGATTTTTGACTGCTGGGTGTGTCGCAATTGAAATCAGAAATGGTTTTACCACTGCTACTAGTGCGTCCATAATGTCCTCCTTGAAAGAGTATCCTGTTCTATTTAGGATTTTAAGCAGTAATATCAGTATCTACACCTTTAGGAGCAGATCTCAGTGCTTGGAGTTTTCTCTGCAGAATTTGCACTTCTTGCTGTCTTTGCTTATCTCTTTGTTGAGAAATCTTTTTTTCTGCTTGATCTTGCTGACTAGATTGCGGTGACTTTGTGGGAATTTCCATCGCTTGTTCAGCAATCTTTTTTGCAATTTTTGTTGCAGTAGCCATTTTAACTTCCATACCACGACCAGGATATCTTTTTTCAAAATCCTTTAAATTCATAGATTTTGCAATTTTTTCTCTTTTTTTCAATTCAGCAGCAGTTAATGTTTTTTCTTCAAGTTCAAATTCTTCAGATTTTAAGAGATCGTCTAATGAAGGTGCTCCAGGTTTTTTTGGATTTGGTTCTTTTGATTTCTTCTTACTAGATGCTCTTGTTCTTTTTTTTGATTCTTGAGTTTCTTTTTCCTTCTGATATGCTTCTTCTCCACTTGATGATGGTTTGAAACTACCAAATCCTTTAGTCGATACTGTTCTTCTTCTTACTGTTGGTTCTGGTTTTGATTTTGGTTTTTCTGATGCGGGTTGTCCTACTCTTGGATTTTCAGAAGTTCCTACAGGTGCTTTTGGTGCTTTTGGCGGAGTCACATCCCTAACAGAAACTCTTTGAACTGGTTGTTCTTTTTTACGTTCTCCTGCAACTTCTACTCTTTTACCGCCACCAATACCACTACGTGGACTTGCAGATCTTACTCCTGCTTTTGAATGTACCGAACTTGGTTTTTCTTTCTCCATTCTACGAGCAACTCCAAGTGCTCCTCGTGCAACTTTTCTTGCTCCTTTTGCAATTACTTTCTTTAGTCCACTCTTAAGTGTAGATCCAATTCTTCCAAGTAAACCAGGTCTTGAAGATCCAGAACCCGATGAAGATCCACTAGAAGATCCTGAAGAACCAGAACCTGACGAAGAACCAGAAGACCTTGAAGAATCAGAATCGACTCTTTGCCATTGAGGAAAAGTGTCTCTATTAACCATTCTCCAACCAGTTCTAGTCGAACCAGAACCCGATGAAGATCCGCTAGAAGATCCTGAAGAACCAGAACCTGATGAAGATCCACTAGAAGATCCACTAGAAGATCCTGAAGAACCAGAACTTGATGAAGATCCACCAGAAGAACTAGAAGATCCTGAAGAACCACGTCTTCCTCTCTTATACCCAGCACCTAATTCTCTTCCTACTGCTTTAGCGCCTCTTACAGCAAGTCCACCAAGATATCCTGCACCACGAACAAGTTTTTTACCCGTGTTTTTAACAGCAGTCTTTACTTTTTCCAGTCGATTACTCTTAACATCAGTATCATGACCATAGGTTACTCTTTCTTCATTTAATAATGCAGATGAGATTTCTAATGATTCAAGAAGAGTATTTTCTACTTCTCCAAGATCATATCCTTCTTCAAGACACTCGTAGAAAAATTCTTCTACTACTTCTTCAATTAATTGATCAGATAATAAAAAGATTTCAGATTCAGATAAATCGTCAAAAACTCCCTCAAAATCTTCGATTTCAGAAATTTCAAGAAGAGTTCCACCAAGTTGATCAACTCTTTCTCCAAGATTAAGTTTTGGATTTATATCAATTTTATTATTGATTTCTTTTTCTACAATTTTTTGATCTTGATCTTTTGATGGAATTTTATCTGCTACTTCAATAAGATCTTTTCTCCAATCTGAGAAACCTTCTTTTACTTGCTTTTTCTTTTTTCCTTTACGAAGTTCTTTAAAATCAGAAGATGTTAGTTTCCCATAAGGAGCAGCAACATCTATTTTAGTCTGACCGCCAATTAATGCTTCTTTAATTTTCTTTCTCTTAAATCTACCAGAAACTTCCCCCTCTTCATATCCAATACCATTGCCATCATCATCCCACCAACGCTTTGGTTTTTCCTTTTTCTTTTCGTCAAGTTGCATGGAAACTTGCTCCAAATAGATCTTGGAAATATCGTTTAAATTATTAGAGTCCATTTTAACGAGTGCTTGCTTTTTTTGCCTTATACTTATTTATAAAATTGACTCCATATGCTTTACCACCTTTTTGAAGGTATTGACTATTTGTTCCAATTACACCCGGTGTCATTTTTGCATAATGTTTAAATGCCCCCAAAGTTCCAACAAGAGTATTTGGATGAGTTTTATCTCTCATAGGAGAATCCATTTTAACTTCAGTATATTCCATCAAATCTTTAATCCAAGACTTAAACATATAACCTTCTTTAGTGACACAAATTAAATAATTTGTTCCCCTACGCATTACCTCACCGACTAATCCTGTGTTTAAATTTTCAACAACATCACCAACTTTAAAAATTCTTCCAGTTATATAATTTTCGCGAAGATTTTGAACATCAAGTTTTGGAGCTATTTCCCAAAGGTTATAATTTTCTTTTTGAGTTTTTGTTTTTTTAATTTTCATTCCCTGTCTTACTTGATCAAACAGAGCTTGAGTTTCTGCATTACTAAGAGTTTTAGGTGTCCCTCTTCTAAAAGTCGAGAAATCATTATCAATTACTGCTTTTCTCATTTTTGAAGAAGACACTCCCATTGCCCCTTCAGCTTCCGTATCCTTAACTCCCGAAGATATAACACGAATCAAATCGAAATTATATAATTCTTTGTTATATCTTTGAGATAGATTTTCAAATTCACCATGACGATCAGATCCACAAACAATATTTACAGTTCCATACCCATCCTCAGAAGCGGTAATTAATACATCAAAAATACTTTCCATATCAGGGTCATCAATTATATTATCAGAATAATCAGGGAACATCATCCTCATGTACTGAATTTTGACTTCAGGATTTAATGGATTCTTTTTTGGATCTTGAGTTCTTGATGGATATATTTTTAAATCTCCACCAACAGAAACTTTTTTAGCAATATTAAATGTTTTATCGTGTCCAATTGTAGGAGGATTAAATCTTCCCAATACAATTGTGAGAGTTGGTTTTTCCTCTGGTTTTTCCTCTTCTGGAGGTGTTTGTGATGGAAGGGCACGTGGAACTGAAGCACTAGATGCTTGTCTACGTGCCATTGGAACAGGACCAGTTGCTTGTTTTGGACCTTTCTCTTCTGGAGAACCCGCTTGCCTTCCATCAAGAAACTTTAACTTCCCATCTTCAGTTTTCGCTACTTGCCTTCCACTACGATCTAACCATCCACCATGATTATCACCAACCAAACCAAGTTTTTTCGCCTGCAATGATGCCTGCGATACTCTTGCTTCGGATAAAAATTGGAAGAAACGTTTCATACTATTTTTTTATATACTTATATTTATTTTTACGTTTTCTTATATTTATGGAGATAAGGAGACTCGAACTCCTGACATCAGCCTTGCAAAGACCGCGCTCTACCAACTGAGCTATATCCCCTTCATAAAATATAAAAAGAGGGTAATTAAACCCTCTTTAATTTTTATATTTTCAATCAGCGAAGACCATATTTTTTGAAATCTGCCATGGCATCATCTCTTGCCCTAAGTTCTTGTGCCTTTCTATACTCGCTACCAGCTCCACCTGCTCTATTCAATCTTGCTTGTCTTGTCGAGTACTTACGCTCAACTTCAGTATCCATTTTGTCGGCAACGGCACGGAGAACATCTCCTCTATCACCACCAAGTTTTCTTGCTTGTCTTTCAATCTTTGCACGATCCATTCTCTTAAATCCTTCATCGAGAATTTCATCTCTCCACTCTTCACTCATATTTGCCATAATAACTGCTGCCTCATCTTCAGTTTCAGCAAATCCTTCATCAAGAAGATGCTCAAGAACAACATCATAAAGATCAACGGTTTCAATCTCTTCAACTAGATAAGACTCAACAATATCTTGAACTTCAAACTCTGAAAGTGACTCAAAAACATAAAGTGCATTCTCATAAGAATCAACATAACCCTCATGAATCATTTCTTCAAAGATTATGTTTAGAATATCATTGAAGATATCTTCACTAATACCTGCTTTCTTTCTGAATTTCTCTAATGCGCTTTGTCTGCCAGTATGTGCTCTTTGTGTTGCCAATTGGCCAACTCTTTCACCAGCAAACCTAATTCCTCTGGCAGTTGAACCCGCAGATGCTTTTTGTAATTTTGCTTTTGCGGCCGCTCTTCTATCAGATTCCTTTGCAGGAGGGAGTGCTGCTTTTACAGATGATCCAGAAAGTGCTCTACCAGATGAAGAAGATTTATCATCACTTTTGCCTACATTTCTATAAGGAGCAGGAGATCTTGGACCTTTTGGTGCTGGCGTTGGACCTTGTTGAGGTTTAAATGTTCTGTTTGCAAAATTATGCCCACCAGGTCTCCACGTTGGTTTTGATTCATCGCTTTTTGCTGCTGGCGTTGGACCTTGTTGAGGTTTAAATGTTCTGTTTACATTTTGTCCACCAGGTCTCCATGTTGGGTTTCTTTCAAATTCAGAAGTATCTCTACCTCTTTGAGCTCTTGCTGCTCTTCTCATTTGGCGTCCAGTTGTTCTTGCTCGTGCCTCTCTTCCTGCTTGTCCGCTGAATTCTTTTTTAGCCGCCTCATAACCAGCTTTTGCTGTTCTTCCAACTTTACCCAAGAATCCTTTTACTTGTTGTGCTGCAGATCTGACTTTTTGACTTGCCTGACCAACTCTAGCAGATGCTGAAGTTCCTCCAGTAGAACGTGCAGGAGATGCTAGTCTCTCACCAACACGTTGAGCTGCCTGAGTAATTCTACCAATTCTTTCCGCTCTTCTTTCTGATCTCTCTTTTGCCGATGCCCTATTTCTTGCTTCTCTTGCCGCGGTTTCGGATGATTGTGCATATGCTCGCGCTCTTGCGGTACGAGCAGACATATCTACTCTTCCTTCAGATAGAACATAATCCAAAGAATCAAAACACTCATTGATGTCAATATCTCCAGATACAAAAAGATCTTCCATTACCAGATCAAGTTCATTATCACTTAGATCATCAATGAAAGAAAGATCTTCCTGAATTGAAGAAGATTCTAATTCATCTCTCAGTTCTTCATCATAAACGGCAACATATGCCTCATGAAGAGATACAATATCTTTGAAGTTCATTTGTTCTTACTTATAGTGTTCTATGGATATTTATAATATTATCCTCTTGTACCATATGTTCTTCCAGTTCTACTAATATTAGTTCCTCTTCCTCCAGCAGTTCCTTTTTTAACATATCTATGCTGAGTAACAACATCAGGTTCTGCTGGCAAATCTGTTCTTTGGACATCAGAAGTAGTTCCAACTCTACTTACCACATCTCTTGGTTTTGATGCATATCCTCTAACTTTAGTATTTGGATTTGTTGGTTCTTTTGGTTTATCCGAATTACTTACTGCGCCAATTTTTGCTTGAGTTCCTGCCTGCAATTCACCTGCTTGCTTTTCAACTTCCAAAGCACCTTTCATATCTCCTTTTTGCCTGAGCATTCTTGCCCTTGCCCTCAGTTGAGCAATCTGAGAAGATACATTTTCTGCTTCTGAAATAAACTCTAAAAAAGTTTTCATTACTTTTAATCTTTTTTAGATATTTATAAAAAAACCTCCCAGAGGAGGTTTGAATAAAAGGTTAAGAACAGAACCAAATTATTATCTAATTGGCATTAAGTCAAATAGATCAGATTGAAGATTAGAGTATTTTCTAATTATTTCTCCTGCCTTTGCATTTGCTTCGTTTTCAGTGGTACTTCCGGCATTTCCATTCAACCTTTTGCCTTCACTTCGCTGCTTATGATGAATATATTCGTGAGCAACGGTTCTCAAAATATCTATTGGATGACGATTAACAATACTAATAACAATTTTATCCGGATACATTAATCCAAATGTTTTATTATTTTTAGAAAAATCTACATCATCCACAAGAATAATTGGAATATCGTAAGCAAATTTAAGTTCTCTTTTTAGAAAAATTAAAAACTTTTTAAGAATTGATTCGAATTGAGATCTTGTAGTTGGTCTTCCTCTTCTTTTTCCAATTAAAGACATTTTTGCTTTTATTTATTCTTCACCAAGAACTTTGTCAATATTATCATCAAGTTGTTGAATTACTTTGCGAATATCAGAAACGCGAGGAGGAACACTTACCTCATCATAAGTATATCCTTTTTGGGCATCAAATAAAACTTGTCTGACTGCTGCTGCTGTACGGGCATCCATTTTGATTGTTACTTGCTTTTCTTTAGTCATAGATCTCCCTCCACACGGTTTTCAGAACGATATACATCAAATGCACCCTCAGGATAACGAGCACTAAGTTTCTCAAAGTTCATTTCTAGAATCTGTTCAAAGTTAGTATCAAGTGCCATAAATGCTTGAGCAAGATACCAGCAAATATCTCCAAGCTCACGCTTCAAATGAAAAACATTTTCTTCATTGTAAGGTTTACCTTGAAGGATAATTTTTTTGATAACCTCAGTAAACTCACCTGCTTCAGCACTCATACCTAGGGCCGCAGTGAGAAGACGAGGAGTGTCAGCATCACCAACAGTTTCTAGTTCAGTAAGACGAGCAAGCAGTTGTGCAAAATCACTACTTGCAGGACTTGTAGTTTGACGAACGAATTCAATATATTTGTTTGTGTCGATAACTTGAGTCATATTAGAATTTAAATCCTTCAAATGTTTTCTTTGGTTTCTTTTCTTCATAATCATACTCTTCATCCTTTCCATTGTCAAGGATGTCTTGTTGAGCAGATTGTTCGCAGTCATAAAGACGCATTTTAGCCCTATCAATACCAATCACGAAACGCTTATGAATGGTAGGGTCATTATAACGATTCTTAAGTTGTTTTACAAGAATCTGCCCAAGACCTTCAAGTTCTTCTGTAGAAATCAACGCAAACATTAAGTCAGCAGTTGCAGGAAGACCAAAACTCTCAGAAGTATCAGTTAGTTCCACGTCAGAGGAACCATAACCTGAACGAGTAGTCTGCGTAGCACTCACAATAGGAACATTAAACTCCACAGCAAGACCACGAAGTTCTTCCGCAATTGCCTTTACAAAGGTATAAGAGTTGATATTGCTATTGCCTTTGTACCTTGAAGATGAACAAATGTTCAGGTAGTCAATAAAAATGATATCTGGTTTAAAAGACTTCTTCAAAGCAAGTTCATTCAAGAGTGACTTAAAATGCCCAGCATGTGCAGAAGCAGTTGGATATTCTTTAATGATCAGAGTTCCTTGAGTTTTCTTCGCAAGGTTTGTTACCTTGCTTTCAAACATTTGTTTTGGAAGATCTACAATATCTTGAATAGGAACATTCAAAAGGTTTGCATCAATTCTTTCAGCAATGCGTTCTTCTGCCATTTCCAACGTAATGTACAAAACGTTCCGTCCTTGGAGCAAGACGGAGCTAGCCACATGGCACATGAATAGAGATTTCCCGACACCCGTACCAGCAAGAGCGATGTTAAGAGTTTTGTTAGGGAGACCACCTTTCGTGATTTTATTAAAATATTCAAGATCAAATTCAATTTTATCCTCCTTTTTATGATAAGACTCGTATCGTTGTTCATAGTCTTGCAGGTAATCATGACCTACGTGGTTATCAAAACTTACAGCAAGAGCATCAGAAAGAATAGAAGGAATGCTGTCACGATTCTTCTTTTCGTCATTTCCATCAGCAATATGAATAGACTCCATAAGTGCCAAGTAAATGGCACGATCGCGACACCACTTTTCTGTGGTATCAATTAACCAATTAAACTCCACAGGAACATCCTCAAGACAAGAAATGATCTGAGTAATCTCTTTAAAAGACTGCTCATTAATATCTGTCTTCTTTTCTATTTCAATGCAGAGAACTTCTTTTGTTGCTGGTTGATTGTACTCCTGAACAAAAGATAGTATTTCTTCAAATACAATTTTTTGATTTTGATCTTCAAAATATTCAGATTTAATGAATGGTATTACTTTTCGAATGTATTTTTCATTGTGTAAAAGGTTTCTAAGGATTAGAAACTCAACTTTCTCCATAACTAAATTCCTTGCGTGCGATTTCGTCTAATTGTTGCATCACTTCTTCAGTGAAATATACTTCAGGTTCTTTTAGAATCTGTTTGGCATAAAGTTTCTTACCATCAATCTCATAACGTCCTGCTACATTCTTCCAGAGTCCACCAATCTCACCAAGTTCCAAAAGACCATAGTAACGATCAAGACCGCGCTCATCATAATACAGACGGACTTCAACATCTTTGTTCTCTTTACTCAAACGCGATTTAGCAGTCTTAGCCTTGATAATATTTCCGACCACTTCCGTTCCATCCTTTTCTTTCTTTTTGCT